AATTGGAATAGTATTTAATACCATTGTCTTGTGCATGAACAACAATCTTTTGAATTAGGTAATTGTATGTTGCTCCATTTGCATCAAAGTTATACACAATAGGAGTGCCTGAACCGTCTTGCGTCATATCGTAGCCATAAGTTACATTGGTTAAAAACCCATCAATGATATCATCAACTGCACCTGGAGTTACCGTAACACTACCCGCTATACCAAGAATACCAATGCGATGTGCATTGTCTGGATCTCTCGCTAGTGAAGAGGGTTTTGCTCTTGATTCAAGTGTATTGAATGCCAATAGAACAGTAGTTGTTCCAGTAGCCGTAACCTGGACATCAGTCGCCACTGGCCTTTCGTGAAATTCACCACTTAATGAAAACTCTGTTGATGTCATATGGACTATTGCTCTTTGATCACCAGAAGGTGATTGTGCTTTCATGAATGCATTCTGAAAACCACTGTCTGCATTTAGTGCATCAATTACGTTTTCTCTTAATGCAATCTCATCTCCTACATCTTCTGCAACTAGTGTATAGGTAACATCTACTGCTGGTAAGTCTCTATCAGGAGAGCTAGAATCTATTGTCGTTGCTACAATCTGTACTCTTATTGTATCGTCGATTGCACCTGCATTAGTAATAGTGAAATAGGTATCAGGAATTGGATCTACACCGAAAGAAGTATTAACTGTTATTTCTTGTAGTGTATGTAGCTTCCCTTTGCCTTCTGATAGCTCAACAGTGGCCTGAACGCCGCTTATTTCGTCTGCAATAACTACTTCGGGCCGATCACTATCGGTTGTTTTATCCTGTCCATTCAAGCTTGCCATTATTTACCCTTTTTTTTACCTTTTGGCTTAACAATAGGATTTTCTTTTACCTTTAGCGGTTCGCTTATTTTCTTCTTTTCGTCTTGGATCATTCTTGCGAACATATCCAATGTTCTAGTGTTTAGAACCATTTTGACTGCTGATAAATCTTTGAAGGTCGCATCATTTAGTATTGTTAGTGCCTTTTCGCATACTTCAATTTGTGCTTTTGTCATAGTTTAAGTTGGGGGGTTATTCACCCCCCGATCCTTTCATTATGCTAATTCTAATATTCTAACGTCTTGTGCAGCTGATCCTGAGATTACAAAGAAAGCTAACGCTTCACCAGCTTCTAGTGAAAGTGTTCCGCCTTTTGAAATTTCAAGTCCTGTTGCTGTTGTAACGCCTGTTTTTCCTATGAAAATGGGTTTATCACCATTATTTTGGATCATAAGCCTTGTTCTTCCTGCTAATTCTGAGGCAGGTATCGCCACCTCTGTTAGTCCGGCTACTATTGCTTCATTGTTGATTCCAATGTTCGGAGCATCGTTAATGAATACTCTTCTATAAAGATCAGACAATGCATCAGATCTATCACCGTCTGCACTTAGAGCTGATAGTGCGCTAACTCCATCATGTGCTCTGTAACCTATTTTAATTGGGTTACCTGAATCGGCTGCATCATCTGCTACTTCTGATTGTACATCGGCAGTAGTCTTAAGTTCACCGTCTGCATTAAAAATCAAACCGTGATAATCACCTGTAGCTGAAACTGGTGAACCTGCTGCGTCTTGACGTACGCCTAGTATAAACATACCCGTTTCGCCACCTGCGCTTGCAGCGTCTTCTACATAAGTCCCAGGCATAGAAACAATATCAACATTACCAATGTTGTTATCACCAGCTGGCAATGCAGCTACAATGTCAACCTGAATTTCTGTACCGTCAACACAACCTACGAGTGTATCAAGGTCAGTGTTGGCATCATCATCTCTTACCTGTAGTTCTAAAGAAGCGTTAACTGCTGCCAAATTAGTCCCGTCACCAATACCTACTGTATCGGAAACGTGTGTAAGATCTCTAATGTCTAAGTCAGATGCATCAACGGTTAATGATGCATTTATAATATTAACATCTAATCCATAATCAGCAGCAACGTTAGTTTCAGTAATAACATTACCGCCTGCGCCTATCAGATATGAACCAATATTCGGCCCATCTGTAGGATTACTAGCGTCAAAAAGCAATCTTTCTAAAGTTAATCCGGCCATTTTAACCCTCCTTGGTTAATATAATTCTATTATTTCGACTATCGTAGATGCACTCGCTTTCAAATAAAGCGTCTTACCACTTAAGTCTAATTCGTCTAAAGTTAATGTTGTACCCTTCCAAATAGTAATATATTTAGTTGCCGTCTCTGTTGCCACAAAGGCAACTTGCAATTTGGTACTTCCCCTATCCTTAATTATAAGCTGCCTTAGATTTGCGGTCAAGGCATGACTTGTTTCGCCAGTTGTAACGCTTAAATTAGTTATCTTTATATTCTGTGATTTCTCACTTATTGAAGATATATTAACATCTGATGTTTGCGTTACAATACTCATTATGAGATCTCCAGAATCTTTATTTTAATAGTAGTAGTTGATATCCCATACAACTCTATTAGTTGGGTAATATCTGTATTAAATTTACCACCAGGTGGAATTTCCCAACCTGAAGTAATACCATCAACCGAATTAGCTGTTACTGTATTGTCTTTACCTAAATATAATGTAGCACTTGAATCAAGATTATGAATTGATATCGCGTTTCTATCCGAGAGCGCTGTTGCAGGTAGTTTAATGGCTGAGGTACTGACATCTTGGGTTGTTGTTCTCCAGTCTGTTCTTAATCCTGCAGGTGTTGCATCAAACTTCCCTGTTACTCTTCTAGCAACATAATTATCATCATTAAGAGTAAAACTAAAATGGTCTCTTGCTGATAGACCTAGTTTGTCAATATCGGTAAATGTTGGATCTGCCATATGCTACCTCTGAAAAAAGAGGGGCTTTTATACCCCTCCCGTAAGTTCAACTAATTAGCTTTTCTAAGCTTTATAACTAGATCAAACACACCCGTTAATAGGTCTGCTGTTCCAATTGTTAGAATTACTGTGTTGTTTGTTGAATCAACAATTTGTTTTCCAACAAGAGCAAGAACGATATCTTCGCCAGCATTGCCTTTTGCAGTCTGAGCAACAATAACTGCTGTTGAACCAGTTACGCCAACTTCAATAGTTGCTGAACCACTTGAAGTTATTGCTGTTTTTACATGCAAATCTGCATCAACAATCATGTAGCCTACTGGAAGCTTTACAAGATTATAAACATCAGCGAATGCGCCTGCATCAACACTGAAATCATATTTTGCTCTGATCAATTTTTCGTCTTCATTCCATAATGCAACTGCACTCTTATCTGTATATGCACCTGTTACTACTGTAGCCATTTTATTTACCTCTCTTCTTTTTCTTATTTATATTCTTTACAAGATCCGGTTCCTTAAATACAGGAGACTTGAGCATTTGATAATCACCTAAAGTGAAGTGACAAATCCATTGAGTTGCCGCACCACTAGCTATCGGTCCGTAGTTTATCGATTTTATTTCTACCTTATCTGGTAGCCGTTCAATTAGTTCTTCCAATACCGATAAGTCAGAATGATTCAAATGCCTCAAGCGTGTTCCCATAAAATTAAGCCGAAATCTTTACTAATCTAACGTCGTCCATAAGTTTGCCCTGTCCAACTAGATCAGCACTTAGAACAAATCCATATTTATGACTTGAATGAAGATCGGAGATCTTAATCCTTAGTCCCTGCTGAATTATCATCTGAACTGCACTCTTATGTATTGCATAACCGATATCATTACCTAGATTCCTTGCTTCAGTTACATTAAAACCAAAGATTGGGAATGGCATTGTACCAGTTGATGTTGGTGAACCTGCTGGGATATAATCACTTGAACTAATAGTAGTCTTAGTCATTAAATCTCCATAATATGAAGGAGCTAAAAACAATGCTCTTTCAGCTTCAGGAACATTTTGAATTGACAGTAAAGTTCTTATACCAGCAACATCAGCAGCAACAAGGTCAGAGGCAGCAGCTGGTGCTATGTCATGATCAGGTGAAGATGTTGAAGGCAACAGCAATCCAGTTATGTAATTCTCCATCTGAAGAGCTATTCCGTTAACCAATGCACTTCGTGCTTCGTTCTCAAATGTCTGAGACTGAAGTTGTGCCATATCAGTGAACTCAAAAGCAGCAGAAAATCTCTGATTAACAATAATAGGTATTCTATTGATAGTCATGATTTCGCTGTTGAAGCTTGCTTTATCGTCTGTAAGGATTTCTCCAGTTGCATCCTCAACCTGGTGTACATAAATAGTATCACCAAACTTAAGTTCGCCTTCATAGTCTCTGGCAACAAAGTTTGTTAGTGGTGTGTTAGCCCTAAGAATTGGGTACCATTTTGTTGACCAGATCTCTGGTATAATATTATCTAATTCTGTTTTTCCGTTTACTACAGCCATCATTGGCCTCCTTCTTTGAAAGTTTAAAGTTTATTTAATACTTCCAAAGTCGGCTACTAGCTCGACCTTGAGCTATCCACTGGTATAGCGTTTTACGTTGTGCGAGTTACACCGTAACTGGCATACAAATCTGATTCTCTCTCTATGCGTTCTTTGGTATCAAGCTTTTTCCATTCATCAATTGTTAATGGTCTAGGTGATCCTTGCGGAGCCGCACCACTTACGTTAGTTGAAGGTTTACCAAAAAGAACAGGCATTTCAGTCTGCAACGCTCTTGCCGCCTCTTCAGCACCAATAATAACTCCAGTATCAGAGTCATATCGTATACTGTTAACGTCAATTAACTTTGTAGCTTTATCAAAGTAATTGGCTTGAAGGCCAAGTTTGGCGAACTCGCGTCGAAGCTCACCTTGTTTTGCGTTGTCTACTTTTTCTTCATTATATGTAGCAATAGTTGATTTCAATGTCTCATTGTCTTTGATCGTATTCTCATAAAGAGTTTTATACTCTTGCTTTTCTAATAGAGAGCTTTCCTCTTGCTTGCGATTAACATCCTCAAGCTCCTTGGCCCTTGCTTGCCAATTCTTTCGTTCTCTCATTAGTTTGTCTACGAATTCAGGACTATAAGACTTTGTTTTTTCAGAAACGTCACTGACAGTTTCCTCGACGGCCTCAGGCGCGTCTTTATTCAATTCTACTGGCATTAATTTTCCCCCTTATTTAAGTATTGCAGTTACTTTTTTAGTTAACTGTTTTTCTAACTCTTTTAATATTACTCTAAGTTCACCTTTTGTTAAACCCATAAATGGCCTGCCCTCTTGTGTTACTATTTGTGAGAGTTGATAATTAGTTAGTTTTTCTCCCTTGCCTCGCCTTTTGGTTTTTTTAATAAATACCTCGAAGCCATTATTTTTAACCTTAAAGGTAATCGCATCTAGCATTTGTCCTGTGAATGTTAAGTTAGATCTTTTTACAGCACCAAACTTACCCAACTTAGCGCCTATTCTTTTTGTTACTATGTAATGCGTAGAAAGAGCTTTTAGTTTTTGCCTTTGCCTCTCGTTTGCACTCTCACCAAAAATACCGAAGCCCTCTTTTGTCCTATCATAGATAATATTTTTTGCCGTTTCTGCATGACCAGCCATTACCCTTTTATCAGCTAGGTGTTTTATTGCTATATCAAAAGCTTTTTCAATTTTCTTTATAGGATTATTCTTCATAGTCTATACCAATGTCTGCAGCCAGAGCTGTTACGCCCTCGGTTCTATCAACTGCCCTTGATTGTGCGGTTGGTAGTATTGATAAGATTTCCTGAGTTTGTACAACTAAATCAATATTTCTCAGTATCTTTTTCAATATTTTCTCTTCGTCAATTTCGGGCAAACCAAAGAAGTCTCTTTTAAGCGAACTCTTACGTTTTATATAGCCATTGATATGGCCATGTGCCTTGTCATTATTGAATTTATCAGAGAACACTATTGTTATATTCTGCCTAGAACCCGGTACGGGTTCCATTGATGCCATCATTTGACCACTTGCAAATAAGTTAACTCTTGCACCCTCTTTTTTACCATATATACGGCCAAACAATGAAGCGGCATACTCTTCAGAATAACGACCTAGCGTTTTCCCATGCTTGTCAATATTGCTTTCCACTGTCCTATGCTCTATTTCTTCAATTACAGCAAGCCCGTATGCCCGCCTGATAAATGCGTCTGACAATGAAGGTCTTAGCTTGTTGCGCACTTGTACTGACTTACTTTCATAAGCTCTATTGAATACCTCGACCATATTGATCTTATATTTTACCTTACTCGCCATCGTCCTCTTCTTTATTCATCTCTTGTGCGAATCTATCTATTACTTGAACTTTATTAACTTCCTTCTCTTCCAATATCTCTTTTAATAGTAGATCGATATCTTGAGCATTCATGTCTGGATACTGAGCGTGTAGCTCTCTTCTTAATGTAGAGAATCCATTCTCAATCTTAAGCTTAGATAGTTCGATCTGTTCTTTGTCGGTCATCATGACCTTAGGATCCCTTAATACTACTGCAACAGAGAAGGCAGTTGAGAATTCTTGATTATAATTAGCGTTTAATTGCCTGGTTTGTCTCCAATATGGAATCATGTAGTTTGCAAGCTTATTCCATACTTGAGCCTCAAAATTTAAGAAGTATGATTGCTTGTATTTCTTCCTTTGGTTCAACTCAACATTGTCAATCGCCTTTGCTATCCCTGATTCAGCATTGCCTACTGTTATGTCAGTGTTGATCGTACTTGTCTTAAGGCTCCTAGAAGATAGAAGTGATCCAAGCATAGCCCTGATTAACTGCAATGTAGAATCAACCTCAACCGATGGTTTTAGTTGGTTAATGCTTGGTTCTTTACCGTCTTCTCCACGTTCTAAGTGTAGCACTGAATTAGGACTACTTGGAACATCGCCGTTATATCCAATTGTCCATATAAGCGAAAAGATCTGGAACTTAACACCGAAAGAAAGATCTGTCAGTAAAATAGGGATGGACACAGAAGCACTGAATAAATCATCGTCTGGAACTGGTTCTGTAGAAGTGCTTGAATCAACTATATAAGCAAAAGGTAGTACCTCAAAAGGATTGATTCCCTCTGGGTTACCAAGTGCAGCCATTTCAGCATGTTGAATCTCGGCCTTGCCGTTCACGATTAAGAACCTCTTATCAGTATAAATAGCATATCGTTGATATTCAGCCATTTGGTTCCATTGCAATATCTTCCATATGTTGTCTGGTATCTCGGGCGATACAGCTGAATGTGAGAATGCAAAGTATGTGTGAGCTGGAAGGATCCTCAACCTCGGTGTTCCACTCTCGTCTAGATAGATCTCACCGATAGATTTTTTGAATAGCTCGAACATTCTATCAGCATCTTTCATGGCTATATTCATATTAAGCGCATCTTCATAAATCTCTAATAGGTCAGAGTCAGCTTCGTTTTCATCAGATACATATCGAATAGGTGCCTCTTCATATACAACTGACATTTTATTAATTATCTTACGCATAATATTCAGAGGGAAAACTCTATCTTTTAACTCTTCTAAGGTCTCTGGTTTATGATAGCCTCTTTTAATCGCAGCTAAAATAATATCTCTTGTATGTCCGTTATAGAACTCGAACTTTTGGAACTCTTCAAGCTTGGCTTTTTGTACTTCAGTACTGTTAATATACTTTAACTTGTTTTTAATAAACTCATGCGTCAACTCAGGCATACAACCTCCGTGTTTATGCGTAGTGGCTTATTCGTGATTTTGGTCTCTTAATACCGAATAAATGGTAACATAAGTAACCAAAAGCGTCACTTATATGTCCCAACTCTTTATCTCTTGTATCAGGCAACGTCGTGCCCCCCTCTTTATAAGACACTTGTTCTAGATCTTTAATTAACTTCTTACATTTAGTATCGACGATAATCTTTGATTTGTCTAGAAGGTTATTAAGGCAGTTATAACGATCAACGCGGAATGGATTAGATGTTGCGCCAACTACACTTAATCCAGCATTACGAAGAATATTATGATCTGATAGACCAACACCTGCAGTCTTCATTGCTCTACCTGTTGCATCGGGTACTATGGTTACGTTCTTTCCATACCTAGTTATAATCTCTTGCGCTATCTCATTCGTATTAGAGGTCATTAGATATACTTCGTCAATTACGTGTATAACGTTGTCCCCGTTGACTGTACAAATTACTGCACTCATAGGGTTGACATTGAAATCAACACCGATCCATATAGGTAGCTGATCATTCCGTTTTACTTCCTTAACTATCTTATCTCTTTCAAATGCGTAGTATATTCGTCCAGTCCCAATGTTGACGAACTTTCCTTCAACCTCTTGCTCATAAAGTCGTGTGTCATAAGTTGCAGCCATTGATTCAATATAACCATCAGGTAGGTGTGGGTTATTCCTTGAGCTGGCATTTATTATTTTGAAATCATCAGTCTTCTTATCACCCACGAAATAATCATAAAGCCAATTGTATCCTGATGGTGAAGAGGTCAATCGTCCCTCAAGCTTTGATCTTTTATCTCTTAGCCGTCCCATTAGGACAAGGAACGCCTCTTCTTTTGTATCTCTCACTTCATCAGCCCAAAACCAGCCAATTTCTATTCCTCGAAGATCGTCATAGTTTTCAAGCGAAGCTGTTATAATCTCAGTGCCCAATATATTAAGTGATCCTTTTTGTTCCTTATACTCAAACTCTATACCTATTGAATCAAGCTCTTTGAATAGACAAGCAAGCGTTGAACGTCTTAACTGTTTATAAGTATTAGCGCATATAAG